TACAGCACAGGAAGCGCAGGCGGTTGTGGAAAACTTCATCGCTAACCGCGATATGTGGGACGAACTGGAATATTACCGGGAGAACGGAAAGATTCTGGGTAAATGTGAGAAGGTAAAAAGTTTGTCCGTCCGTAAGGGCGTCGAGAACCTTTCGGATATCGACATACAAAAGGCACTGAATAACGCCCGCGCCAACCTTTCAAAGAATAAGGCGAAACTGGAACAGGCCGGGGATGATGAGAAGAAGAAAACGAGTGCCCTTGCATTGATCCAGAAGTGGGAAACTACACAGAAGGCCATAGAGGAAGAAATCGAGGCGCGAAAAAAAAAGTAGTCGAACTTATTGCCAGTCTGACAGGGAAACGGCAACGGATCACAAAGAACCTGGGCCGTTTCTCTCATCCTTGCGACCGCTCGGAGCTGGGACACCAGCTCAAAACATTAACCCTCCGGATAGAAAAAGAAGAAAGCCGGCTTAAACAACTTTCCAATGATTACAAACAAAATTTATAACGAGGACTGCCTGGAGGCGTTGAAACGTGTTCCGGACAATTCCGTAGATTGTATAATAACCGATCCGCCTTATTTCCTGGGAATGACACACAACGGGCAGAAAGGCAGCTTTAAAGATTTGTCTATCTGTAAACCCTTTTACCGGGATTTGTTCCTGGAATTTAACCGGGTGAAGAAACCCGGTGCTTGTGTGTACTTTTTTACGGACTGGCGCGGGTATGCTTTCTATTATCCGTTGTTTGACTTGTATATAGGCGCGTCAAACATGATCGTCTGGAACAAACAGTCGGGCCCGGGTAATCATTACGCCTTTATACATGAGCTTATTTTGTTTCATTGCGGGAAGGGTGTTTCTATCGGTGCCACAAACATAATAGATAATATCCGGTCTTTTGCGTCCGGTGCGAAACTGGTAGAAGGTGAAAAGGTTCATCCCACACAGAAACCGGTGGCGTTGATCCGTAAACTGATTGAAGACAGTACAAAGCCCGGCGATCTGATCCTGGACACTTTCGGCGGTTCCGGTACTACAGCCGTGGCAGCCATTGAAAGCGGCCGGAACTTTGTATTAATGGAACAGGACGAAATTTATTATTTCACGGCACAGAAACGAATAAAAGATGCGTATGAACGATTTAACGGTGGTGGATAGTATTTACCTGGATGCGCAGCAAAAAGAGGATGTACGGCGTTTGTCTTCTTTAGGGTATTCCCCGAAAGACATAGCCGTTTCCCTGGGGCTTTCTCCGGAAAATGCCGGGCTTTTTGTCCGGGATGCGGAAACGGTGGGAACTTCTGTTAACTTCCTGATCCGGGAAGGGATTCTCGTAGCACGTGCCGCCCCTGAAATAAAACTCCATGAAGCGGCGGAAGGTGGAAACGTGGAAGCTATAAAACAGCTGGAGGCCGTACGGAAAAGACATACTTTCGAACGTTTAATCGAACAAATGGATGACGACGAATTTAATTAAGCCCTCACGAATAGACTTTGACAAGGTGGATATCAACCAGATTCAAAGGATTCTTTCTACCGGTACGCTGGAAGCACTCGCGCCCGATGAAAGGGAATATTATAGTCTTATGGAAATGGTACGGGGACTTCGTGCCCGTATGCGTATAAATGGCAAGTTGGTGACAAAAGCCGGTATTATCCGCCTTTTAAAGTCGGAGCCTTACGGCCTTTCGGACTGGATGGCGCGCCAGGTGTACGCCGACAGTCTCAATTTCTTTTATACACAGGATAACGTACGCCCGCAGGCTTTCGCCAACCTGTATGCGGAAAAGGCCGAAAATTGGGCGAATACCGTCTTTCTTATGGGTAATGTAAAGGAGGCTAAGAACCTTCTGAAACTGGCGGCGGAACTTCGCGGATGTTATAAGGACCAACAGACCGAAATACCGGAGGAACTGCTTTCACAGAAAAGCACGGTTATTTATACTACCAGCCGTAAGGATCTGGGTGTTCCTGAAATCGACCGTAAGGAATTGGAAGAGTTTATCGACGCGATACCGGAAATTCCTGTTATTGTACGTGATAATATAAAAGAGGATGCGCGTATTAAAGCTTTTGATCTGAAAAAACGTATGTTGTATGATATCAAAGAGTTCGGGGAAGATAACGAAGGTGAGTAACGCCGATGATGTAGAGATAAAATACGGTCATATAATCCAGGTTCTGACGGACTGGATCGATACTACTATCCTTGTATCTATTGACGGCCGCGGTATGGCTAAATCTACCGTTATACAAGCCAGGCGTTCCGCCCGGTGTGTGGAAGAAATGCCCGGCGGTGCGTTCGCTTTTGTTGCCAATACCTACAGTAACCTGGAAGATAATATAATGCCGGCCGTACAGAAGGGCTGGCAACTTATGGGCCTGATCGAAGGGGTACACTATGTAAAAGATACCCGCCCGCCTGAATCCTGGCGGCGTAAATGTTCGGTTATCGTAGATGATTACAAGCATGTTTATAGCTTCTGGAACGGATGTGTTATTTTCATGGGATCACTGGATAACCCTTCATTGCTTGCCGGAAAGTCTGTAATACATCTGTTTTATGATGAAGCGAAGTACGATAAGGAAATGAAAGTAAACCGCGCTATGCCTATTCTTCGCGGTGATGCGATCACTTACGGACATTCCCATTTGTTCCTGGGAATAACCATTACTACCGATATGCCGGATATCGATGAAAACGAGTACGACTGGTTTTTCCGGTATGTCAAGCAAATGGACCCGGAACGGATCATTAAGATAGTGCAGGCGGCAAGTGTACGTAATGACTTGATAATTTCCCTTTTACGGGAACAAAGAAAGAACAGGCCTTCCCCATTGAAACTGAAACGTTTGAAGCGGGATATTGAATATTACGATCGTGCTTTGTTGAAGTTGAGAAAAGGGCAGACGTTCTTTCTTAACGCTTCTTCATTCGCTAATGTTGAGATACTTACGATAGAGTATTTAAAGCGTTTGTATAATGGTACGCTGGAGCTTCACGAATTTAAAAAGTCGGTGGTTGGTATGCGTCCCGGTCTTCGCAGGGATTTACGTTTCTATGTGTTGTTCGGTGAAGGACATAAGTATTATAACGGTACCATGTCCGGGGAAGCCGCCTACAGCTCGCGGGAACTCCGGTACTTGCACCATGATAAAGCGGTTGAAGGCGGTATGGACTTCGGTAATATGCTTTCTTTGGTGATCGGTCAGCCGGACGGTGCTTATTACCGGGTACATAAGAACTTTTTTGAGATACCGCCGGGCTGGTTCCGGGAGATCGCCGACCAGTTCCTTACTTTCTTCCAGAACCATGAGTATAAAGAACTTGATTTGTATTATGACCGTGCAGGTAATAACTTTGAGAAGCAAAAGGAAGATTACGCGGGTAAGATAAAAGACGCCATAGAAAAAGACGGCAGCGGGAACCGTACCGGTTGGATCGTAAACCTGAAAAGCCGTAAACAGGCAGTTATCCGGCAGGATGCGGAATACGACTTTATGCAGGAACTTATGGGCGGTACCAACAAGAACCTGCCTATCCTGTTGGTTGATGCGTTGAACTGTAAAGAAATGGTTAGTTCCGTAGAAAAGGCAAAGGCAGAAATCAAATACCGGGGTAACTCTAAAGTAGTGTTCAAAGTGAAGAAGTCCGAAAAGCTGGCACCGAAAAAACTACCGATGTTATCCACCAATTTCTCCGACGCTTTCAAATACTTACTGATGCGCCCCGGCTGGATAGCTTTAGTACGAGGCAAGCGGACGCTGCAGGCCGATTCGTTTGTAGATCAATGGATAGAGAACAGGCACAAAAGGTAATTGCCTTGTAACGCTGGAAATTCGGTTTTCCGGCGTTTTTTGTGTTACCAGGTTACGGGTACCCCTTCCAAGAGGTCATATTTCACCTTTTAGGGGGAGGGCAACTGCTTTCCGACTTCTGAGCGGCTCGGTCTTCGGAAGGTGTCATTTTTTTAGTTTTTGAAATTTTCTCCGGTTTTTGATTGTTTTTCAGTCGTTTATCTGCATTTAGACCAAAATTTTACGCGAAAAAGCGTGTTTTTTATGCGTTTTTACTCGTTTTTTGCCCGTTTTTGGGTGAATTACCGTGTATTTTGGGGCGGTTGCCTTTCGTTTTTGGGGATAATATTCTTTATAAATGTACATATTTAAGTATTTTTGCAACCGTCAAAATTACACTGCATATATAACCGTCAGAACTTACGGGTGGTACACACGAAAGTACACACTAATTTTAAGTTACTGATATGAAGCAATTATTATTAACTATCGTGTTGGCTGTTTTAGTAGTAGCAGCTACAGCACAAGAAACTCGAAAAACGTTTTGCCAAATTGTTGGTACCGGGAAAGTATTAAGTGCTAAGATACGCGTTCAAATTGATTTCGGGCAAAAGCGTTCTTATTGGAACCAGTATAAAAACTTTATGGTAGATGAAACTGGTAAGAGAATAGAGTTTTATTCTATGGTAGACGCTATGAATTATTTAGCTAAATTTAGGTGGAAATTTGAGCAGGCGTATGCTGTTACCGTGGGGGGAGAAAATGTGTATCATTGGTTATTAAGTAAAGATATAGTTTCTGATGATGAAATACGCGAAGGTATTATAACACAGAAAGATTTTGAAGACATGGAGAAAGAGGCTTTAAAGGCACAGGAAAACAATACCCCCAATAATGATAGCATTTTAGATACCGAGGAAGCTATAAGAAAGCGATACGAATAGTAAAATATAAATTAACGCTCGCCAATTCTGGCGGGCGTTTTTGCTACGAAGTAACGAATTATAGAGTCGATAAATTTTCTTTTTCTGATAAACTTTTATTAACGTTTTTTTTTTTTTGTTCAGATTTTAATACCGACATTTGCCCCTGTCAAAACTACTCACATGTTAATGTGAGCCGACGAGTCTCGGTTATTGGCTCGAAAAAACAACGGGCTTTTTTTATGCTCGGTATTTATCTATTTTAGAAATATTAGGCGGTTGCCTTTCCCCTATTACTATTACCCCGACTCTTCGGACGGTTAGCAGTGAGTGGTTTTGACGAACATGGGGAAACGGTGACCGCCTTTCTCATTTTTTTTATAGTCAAAACCATTCACTAATGAAAAAAGAATTTCAATCCGGCACAAGTTACGTGCCTTCGTTCCGTACTGGTAGCACGGACGTAAACACGATCCAACATCGTTATTTTCAGGAACTGGAAAAAGATTGTTCCATAAATTCGGCTTCTGATGCCTATTACTTATCTGCTATCGCCTGGTTCTGTCTAACCTTTATTTTTCCACCGGCCGTCGTTGGTGCAGTCATTTGTGTGTGTCGTGCCAAAAAAGTAAAGAAAGGAGGCCGAAAATGACATCTTATTTTATAGGGCTTAACGAGTATAAGCCACAAAATCGAAAATGTGCTGAAATGGCAGAGTTTGCAAACCAGTTTGGTAATACGCTTTGCCCTGATAAAATTTCCTTTGATGCTTTTAAAACTGAACTGGAAGCAAAAGTAAAGGAGTTGAACGAGAAATACCCTAAAACAATGCCGCTGAAGATATCTTCCGGTAGCGGGTTTATTCACATAGACCAGGACACTAAAACACATAATAACGGCTGTGACAAGCCGGTAGCCTATTTTTTCATTTACCGGGTTAAAAGAATATATAGGTTTTCAGAGCGTCCCCAGATAGAACAGAAAGGAGGTGCCAAATGAATACAAATAATCCTGATATCCTATTTTTCGTTAGACGTGAATACGGTGCGCCTTCCATTGAATTAAGAGCATATAAGGTGGAGAAGGCAAACGAAGAATTTGCTTTCCTCGAACTTGAACGTTTACGGTTGGTTGTTTTTTCCGGTGATTTTCAGTCTGTATCACTTCATCACGAGTACGGTAAAAACAACTGTTTGTATAATAGTGCTAATAATATACCGGATTTGATGAAAGACATGAAGAGGTGGCAGTTATCACCCATTGACAGACGTAATTACGAACGGTTTAGAAAAGTCGCCCTCGGAATATACCGGCAGGCCGGAATAATTGATTTCACTACCTTAGAGACTACACCGATTAAAAACGTCTAAAGAAAGAATTATTATGAAAGATATAGAAGTAAACGGCGCACATATCACAGATGAAAGTGCCGAAATATTGAAGCAGTGGCAAGTTAAGACGGAAGCAGTTTCCGCTTGTTACATCGAAGTTATTGAGGACCTAATCGATTTTCTAATAGAGAAAGGAGATGAAAGTACACCAACAAATGAGGTGTTGAGAAGGATCCAATTATTACGTATGATGAAAAAAGACATCGAAAAGTTGTCTAATCCTTAATATTAATTTTAATATACCGGCTGAAAAGGCAGCCGTTGGGTTTAAGTCCCAGGTTAGGGTTTGTTTGTGCCGGGGTGGTTCCCGGCACTCTTTTTTATGTCCTTTTCGTCGGTGTCCGTTCTTCCCACCTTTGCAGTAACCAATTATTCAAGTTATGAAAATAGGAACAGACAAATGGAAGCATTTCGGAATTAATTACGCTATATGTGCCCTGTTGGGTGATTATGGTGTTCCCTTTGCCCTGGGTGTTTCACTGGGTAAGGAATACGGGGATGAAATGTCACCCTGTAATAAATGGGACTGGAAGGATATTCTGGCAGACCTGGCCGGGATCGTGGCAGGTTATTTGACGCATGTATGTATCGTCCGGATTATAATGTAAAATTTTCAACTCTATCAATATGACGGAAACGATAATTACAGCGATTATTACGGCTCTTTGTACGGGTGGCCTGACTTGGTTATTCACCCTCCGATATACCCGTAAACAGGCGGAAGCTGACGCCATGAAGTCAGTACAGGAGGTTTACCAGGAACTGATCGAAGACATGAAGAATGACCGTAAAGAATTGAAACAGCGGATCGACGATGTAGAGAACCAGTACCGGGAACTCCAGCAGAAATGTAACGAAATGGAAAAGGATATCAGGCAGAACGCCCGTGTAATGGATATTATGAAGCCATTCCTTTGCGGGGTGAAAAATTGCCTGAACCGTAAATCAATCACTTTTGATACTACTAATAATTAACGACTTAATAAACATGAAACATGGAATCATACACTTACTTATTTTTATTTGTTTTGCAGCTTGTTTTTACGGTTGTCGTTCTTCTCGCTCTGTTATACGAGAGACGGTTACAGAAGCAATTGGAGAAGAAAAACAAACTACTACTGGCGGAGTTATCGTACTTGCGCGAAGAGATTCAAGCAATGACAAACACACACTTCACGTTCACCGGGAAGATAGCACGCATATCCGAATCAACTATGACAGCCTTGGACGGATTAAAGAAATTGATTTCAGCAACCGAAAAACTGAAAAAAGAACTGGAAAGAATCAAAGCAGCTCCTTCCAGGATCATAAGGAAACTACCAGGCAGCAGGAAACAACCGTTACCCGTAAATCCGACGTTAAGCAGCAAAGCCAGGAAAAAGAAAAGACTACAAACGGGTGTAGCTTATGGACGTTCCTAAAATTCATGTTTTTCTTTCTATCCTTCTGCCTGGTACATGATAACTGGGGCAGGATTAAAAATTTTATCCGCCGGCTATGGAAAAAATAAACCTTTATGTAGCGGTAGAACAGATGAAACGGATTACCATTTCCGGAGGAACCTTTTCTATTAAGTTCCGGAAATGGAACCGGCAGACACGGGACGGCGGCGACATGGTGATACTCACGGCCGCCCGTTTGAGGAAAAAGGCGACGGATGAAAGCATCGAAAATTCAAGCTATAAACTATTCCTGACGGACACCACAACGGGCCGACCGCTGAATTGCTGGGAATGTTTGGTAATGGAGTTCAACGGGAAAAGAATAACGATTTAAGATTATGGAAATAAGACGAAGTGGTAACTTTGGAATTATAGATACCGGCAGTGACAAGGGCTTGATCTCTTTTTCTATCGGTGGCCGCGGTAAAGGTTGGGAACCTTCCAGCATCCAGTTAAACCGGCGGGGGGCTTTCTTTTCGCGGAAGATCAGCGTAAACGGTACTTTTATCGTTCCCATGGGTGATAATAACGACATGCCGGGCGAGGTCATGCGTTTACTGGATAAATTCTACGCCGGTGAAGGTATTATGGGTAAAATAGCCGGTTTACAGTGGGGAGAAGGCCCGCGGCTGTATGAGGATGCAATCGACGAAGACAATAACCGTTTTTACCGGCGTTGGAAACTCGATCCGGAAATAACTACCGACCTGGAGTCGTGGGATTACACGACGGTTCTTCATCGCTCACTCGTAGACTTAACACACATGCAGGGCTTTTTTATAAAGTTTGTCCGGAACCGTGCGCCGCGTGTGGGCAA